GGTTACGACAATCGCCAGCCCTGGGAAGACCACGTCAACGGCGCGATCGCGGAACAGGCGGTCGCGAAATGGGCAGGCGTCTATTGGTCGGGCATGATCCACGAACGGATCACGCTACTGTCTGACGTCGGCGCCTGGGAAGTGCGTAGCAAGACGACCGCCGGACACAAGCTGATCGTGCGCCCCGACGCGCGGCGCGAAGCCGCTTACATATCGGTCTTGCTTGACCTGCCGCACGTCACGATTTGCGGCTGGATACACGGCGCCGATGCGATGCGCGCGCAATGGTTGCGGACCTATGACGAGCGACCGCCCGCCTACTTCGTTCCCGATGGCGCCTTGCACCATGAGGACGAACTGCTAAGCGGCAAAGTTGAGCAACGGGTCGCGGCGTGAAACAGGTCCACGATCACGCGGAACTCACGATTAGCTTTGAGGAAGCGCCGACCGTCTTCGACTTCTTCGAAGACAACGCCTTCATAAGCGGCATCATGGGACCGGTCGGCTCCGGCAAGTCCTACGGTTGCGCCGCCAAGCTTATGCGAATGGCATTGATGCAGAAGCCTTCGCCCGCCGACAACATCCGGTGGACGCGATGGGCGGTCGTGCGCAATACCTACGGCGAATTGAAGACGACGACACTGAAGACCTGGACCGAGCTTTTCCCCGAAGACAAATGGGGACGCATCATCTGGACGCCGCCGATCACGCATCACATACGCATGCCGGTGAAAGGCAAAGTCCCAGGGCTGGATTGCGAAGTCCTGTTCTTAGCGTTGGATCAACCGAAGGATGTCCGCAAACTCCTGTCGCTCAACATCACGGGCTTTTGGGCGAACGAAGCGCGCGAGCTTGCCTTTACCGTGATCACGCATCTGATTCGTCGCTGCGGTCGCTGGCCGCCGATGAAGCGCGACGGCGGTCCGACCTGGCGCGGCGGGTTCATGGATACGAATCCCTGCGACGAAGACCATTGGTGGCATCGCATGGCGGAAAAGGAACGCCCGCGCGGACGCTTCGCCTGGCACTTTTTCAAGCAACCGCCCGCGATCTTCGAACTGAAAGAGGAAGAAAAAGGCGCGATCTTCGCGCGCGGTAAATGGTGGAAATTCAACGACGACGCGGAGAACCTCGCCAACCTCGCGTCCGGCTACTACGAGCAACAGGTGTCATCATCGAACCTGGACGAAATCCGTTGCTACATCGCGGGCCAATACGTCTACGTCCAGGAAGGGCGTCCGGTGTGGCCGGAATACGACGACGATGCGATGGTCGGCACGCCCGAGTATGTCAAAGGCATGCCGATTCAACTGGGCCTGGACTTCGGCCTCACGCCCGCCGCCGTCTTCGGACAGAAAGACCTGAAGTCGAATCAATGGCGCATCCTCGCCGAGCTACCGATGTTTGATATGGGTTTGGAACGATTCGGGCTCGCCTTGAATTCGCTGTTGCAGATGCAATTCCCTGGCGCCCAGGTCATCGCCTGGGGCGATCCGGCAGGACAGGCGCGCGATCCGATCTATGAAGTGACCGCCTTCGACTTCCTGAAGAACAACGTCGGCATCATGGCGCGACCGTGCGCGACCAACGATCCGAAGACGCGGCGCGAAGCGGGCGCGGCGCCGATGGAGCGGCGTAACGGCTTGATCATTCACCGTGACTGCAAGCTACTTCGCAAGGCGTTGAGCGGCGGCTATCACTTCAAGCGCGTGCAGATTGCCGGACGCGAAATCTTCCGCGACGTGGCGAACAAAAATCATTTCAGTCACGTCGGCGACGCGTACGGGTACCTCATGTTGGGCGGCGGCGAATATCGCAGGCTGATCCAGAACGCGACCATGTCGAAGAACTTCCCCGCGCATACCAAGGTGAAAGCGGACTGGGACGTATGGGCCGCATAGAAGACCTGCGAAGCGGCTTAGACCTGTTACTGAACCTGCCGCCCGACGCCTGGATCGTGCCCGCCGAGCCCTTTCACGCCGAGCTTGCCCGCTTCTGTAACGCGCCCGCCGTCGTCCAGCTTATCGACATGGGACCGTCGTATACGCTGATCTATAAGAACCGCATCGCCGCGCTATTCGGCGTCGCTATGCCGTGGGCGGGACTGGGCGAAGCCTGGCTTGTGACCGAGCGCGAGCGCGTGCGCCCGCTGGCGCTTCGCTTCGCACGCGGCGCGCGCCGCTTCTGCGGGCTCGCGGTCTTCGCGCTCAATTTGCGACGCCTACAGATTCATGCTTCAATCACGTCCGCAAACCCTACGTTTGTCAAGTTTGCGCGCGTGATCGGGTTTACGGACGAAGCGCGGCTTGCCGGATTCATGCCTGACGGCGCCGACGTTGTCTTGCTGGCATGGAAGGGGAACGCGTCATGATCGGATACCGCCCGGATGCGGGCTTACACGCCAGGTGCGAAACCGGCGTTGAAACCGCGATGTATATCGCCGCCGCCGCGAGCGCGGCGAGCGCCGCGAAGTCGATCATGACCAAGCCCCCGAAAGGTCCGGACCTGACCGAACAGAACGCACTCCTTGCCAAGCAAAGCCAAGGCGCGCAGGACGAACGCGATCGCATGGCGGCGGAACAGATGGCGCGAGCGCGCGCGGGCCGCGCCGGTATGCGCGGACTGCTAAGCGATACGCGCGCCAACGCCGAAGGCGGCTTGGCAACGACTCTCGGACCGGCGATGTAATGGCGGCGAAGTCGGATAAGGCGCGCGCGCCGAAGCCGAAGGAAATCCGCCAGCGATACGAAGCGGCGGACAAAAAGTATCGCGACTGGGAGTCGCTGTACGATATGTGCTTCCAGTACGCCGCGCCGCAGCGAAACCTTTTCGGCGGTCGCATCGAAACCGATTCGCCTGGCGGTACGAAGATGGGGAACGTCTTCGATTCGACCGCCATCGCATCGCTTGACCGCTTCGCAAACAGGGTGCAAGCGAATGTCTTCCCGCCGCAACGTCAATGGGCGAAGCTAAAAAGCGGGACCAAGGTATCCGATGATCGGAAATTCGCGATCAACGGCGCGTTGGACACGGTCGCCGACACGATGTTCGCGGTCATGCGATCTTCGAACTTCGACATCGCGATCGGCGAATTCCTGCATGACATTGGAATCGGCACGGCGCATCTGTGCATTCAGCCTGGAAGCTATGCCGATCCGGTGACCTACACGGCAGTATCGCCCGCAGCGGTGCGCTTTGAGGAAGACGAGAACGGTCGCCCCTGCAATCACTATCGCAAGATCAAGATGCGCGGCGAACTGATCGAAAAGGCGTGGCGGGGCGCCAAGCTCACCGAGCAACTGAGGCGCGAAATCGCCGACAAGCCGCAAGACGAAGTCGAACTGTTGGAATCCACGATCCGCGACCTGGAAACCGACCGCTATCACTATCAGATCATCACTTTCAAGAGCGACAACGCCGACGACGGCGCGGTGATCTTCCATCGCTCGCAGAAGTATTCGAACTGGGTCACGTCGCGCTATTCGAAGCTGAGCGGCGAATTGATGGGGCGCGGTCCGGTCATGTGTGCGTTGCCCGACATTCGCACGCTGAACAAGGTAAAGGAGTTGCTGCTACGTAAGGCGGCGTTCAACATCGTCGGCGCATACACGGCGGTTGATGATGGCGTGCTGAATCCGAACAACATCGACATTGCGCCGAATTCGATCATCGCCGTCGCCGCCAACGCGGGCGCACGCGGTCCGTCGCTCGCGCCGCTTCCGCAAACCGGCGACCTGAACCTGGCGCAATTCGTCATCAACGACCTGGTCGCGTCGATCAAAAAGATTCTTCTGGACGAATCCCTTCCGCCCGACAACATGAGCGCGCGCTCCGCGACCGAAATTGTCGAACGCATGAAGGAACTTGCTCAGAACATGGGCTCCGCCTTCGGGCGCCTGATCGACGAAGTCCTGATTCCGGTCGTGGAAATCACGCTGCATGTCCTCAATGACGCGGGCATTCTCGTATTCCCGCTGAAGGTGGACGGTCGCGACGTCGCGGCGGTGCCGGTCGCGCCGCTCGCAATGGCGCAAAACATGGACGAAGTGCAGGCGATCGTGCAATTCGGACAGCTTGCCGCGCAACTGGGACCGGAAGGGCAGGCGGCGTTGAACAAGGGGCGCACGATCGACTACGTCGGCGATCGCATGGGCGTCCCCGCCCAGGTCCGCAACACGCCGGACGAACGCGAAGCCGAAGTCGCGAAGCTGCAAAGCCAGGCGGCGGCAATGATGGCGGCTCAAGGTGGGGCAGGCGCCGCGCCGCCCGAAGCGCCGCCCGAAGCCGAAGACGTTCCGCTTCCGCCAGGCGCGGTATCCGCGCCGCCGCAGTTGCAGGCGGTCGCTTGAAGCTAATCCGCATAAGGGGCATTTGACATGCGTCGATTCGTGGGGCAGGCAGGCGGGTTGGTATGGGCGGAACTGATCGCCGATGTCGGCGTGACCGGCGACGTCGTCACAACGGACGGCGGGCGCTATCAGCACACGGCGAATTGGAATGCCATGCAGCAGCCAGGCGCGGGCAAGTTTTTAGTGATGCATGCCGATACGGGCATGCAGGTTGTCAGGGGACCGACGCGGTTCAACGCCGAATACCGCGAAGTAGTCGACACGCCGCCAGGTGCGAATCAACCAATGCCCGCCTGGGCGAGCGAGCGCGAAAAGATGCGCTCGCAAATGGCCGCAGACGCGGCGCAACCTTAACCCGGAGTTTTCATCATGGAAAAGCCTGAAGGCAAACAGCAGGATTACGACAAGCGGCACAGCGACACGCCGCGCAGCGACCGCTCCAAGGGTCTGATTCAAGCGGTACAGGAACGCGAGAACGAAGACACGCAACGCATGATCCGCGAAAAGGAGCAACGCGAGCGCGAAGAACGGGAGAAAGCAAATGCCGAGCAAAACGGAAAGACAGAAAAGAGCGATGGCGGCGGCGGCACACAATCCGAAGATCGCAAAGAACCTGGGCATCCCGCAGCGGGTCGCGCGGGAATTCAATCAGGCGGACAAACGCAAAGCCGCCAACACCCGTAAGCGATGAGTAAGCCGCTTGAGGGATGGGACGCGATCGACGCGCTTACGCGCGCAAAGCCCGTAAGCGCCGAAGACGCGCCCGCCGAGTTAATCGACAAGCTGCATAGCGACGTGTTCGCAAATCCCCTGGGGCGCAAATGGCTGGCCTGGGCGGTCGGCACTTACCTGGACGCGCCCGTATGCGAGCCAGGCGGCGGCGCCGATCACGGTTTTTACCGTGAAGGTCAGAACGCCGTCATACGCGACATCATCCGTCGCGTGCAGCGATCGCAAAAGGTTCGCCTATGAGCGAAGCTGCAACCGCTGAAGCATCCGAAGCTGCAACGCCCGATCCGGATAAGGGCGGGCTCCTAGATAGCGCAACGCCGACCGACGCGAAGGAAGGCGAGCAAGCGAAGGCGACCGATGCGAGCGAAGTCGCGCATCGCGCCGACGACAAGCCGAAGACCGACGACAAGCCGAAGGCGCCGCCGTCGCGCCCGGATTACGTGCCTGAGAAATTTTGGGACGCGACGAAGGGTGAAGTAAAACTTCAAGACGTCATGAAGTCATACGGCGAACTGGAAAAGAACTTCAAAGCGGGTAAGCATAAGGCGCCCGATGGCGGCAAGTACGACCTCGCGCCGCTCAATGGCAAGGTGCGCCCTGACGATCCGCTGATTGCGACCTATCTGGACTGGGCGGGACGCAACGGCATATCGCAATCGTCGTTTGAGGAACTGGCGTCGAAGGTCATCGAAATGACCGGCGCGCATGCGGCTGAAGTCCAGCTAAGCCGCAAGGCGGAACTGGAAAAGCTTGGCGCGAGCGGTCCCGCGATCGTTGATTCGATGGTCGCCTGGGCGCAGGCGAAAGTGCGCGACGGCGTTTGGTCCGACGACGACTTCGAAGAATTCAAGATCATGGGCGGAACCGCCGCAGGTATCCGCGCCTTGATGCGACTGCGCGAGTCTTACGAGCCGAATGTCCCGCTGAAGGAAACGCTACCGCAGGACGATCGCGCGGTGAGTGACGACGACCTGCATAAGATGGTCGGCGATCCGAAATACAAGACGAACGAAGGCGGATACCGCGACAAGGTCACGCGCCTATTCCAGCAACGCTATCGGGATCAACCGCAACAATGAGTCAAGCCAAAGCCGAAACGCCGGTCGCGTCCGAGCCCGCGCCCGCGAAGCCGCAATTCGGAACCTGGACGCCGATCACGGTCGCCATGCCGACACGCGGTAAGCCAGTGCTGATTCGCATCCGTGGTCGCGGTTGGGATCGCGCGCATTACAACGCCGGTCCGCATGACCTATGGTCTTCGACCAAGGGTGTTGCCTACGTGAACGGCGAAGACGTCGACGCCTGGATGCCAGGACCGCCGATGTGATGCTGCGGGCAGGAATCGAACCTGCGACCTACGCATTACGAGTGCGTCGCTCTACCGTCTAAGCTACCGCAGCGAAAAAAAGCCCCTGGCAGAAGAATCCCGTTTAACGGTTAGCGGGGTCTTCCGACTTGCGCCAGGGGCAACAGGGGAGCAATGATGGAAGGATGCGATACGCATTGTCCCCGCTTAGCAGGCGAGCGTCCACTGTCTGAGCCCGCCTGAGCGCCCCTGAGTCGATCTGATGGTTTCTGAGCGTTGGCGTCACGGCGGCTTCGTCGTCCAGGAATGGCGTTGCTGCGGTCATGTCTGGCAACTTTTGTTGAGCAACCGCTTCCGGCAACGCCAGGGCTGGACGCCGCGTTGTCCGACATGCGCGCAAACGCCCCTATTGCCATTTAGAAATTCCGGTTCTAAGATGCGCGCGAACAGGGACGTAAAAGGCTAACGCGGCAAAATTCGCGCCCTGAATGGTCCCTCTGGATTGGTCGCCCTAAGCGACAAGTACCGGCCCGCCCGTTCATGGAGCGGCCAACCGTAGCGAAGACGCAAGTTTCGTTAATCGGTTGGGAGAACCGCACCATGTCCATGAACCTGCCGACTGCCTACGTGCAGCAATTCGGCGCCGAAGTGATGCACGCATACCAAGCTGAGTCGCAACTGCGACCGGCAGTCCGCGTGAAGACCGGCGTCGTCGGTTCAAGCTATCGTTTTCCGAAGATGGGCCAGGGGATCGCGCAGATTCGCGTCCCGCAGACCGACGTTACGCCGATGGGCGTGAGCCATAGCAACGTGACGGCGACGCTTACCGACTGGAACGCGCCGGAGTACACCGACATTTTTATGCAGCAAAAGGTGAACTTCGATGAAAAGCAAAACCTCGTAAAAGTGTCGTCCCGCGCGATCGCGCGGCGTCAAGATCAACTGATCATTGACGCGTTGATCGCCGCCGTCGCGCCGCAACTTGTTTCGAACGACATTGGCGGCGCGGACACGCCCTGGAACATTGCGAAGATTCTGGAAGCGAAAGCCTTGCTGGACGCCGCGAACGTTCCGCCAAGCGGTCGTCATCTGTTGCTTCACGCGCGCGGTCTGCAATCCCTACTCGGCACGACGCAAATCACGTCCGTCGATTACAACAGCGTGAAATCGTTGGTCCGTGGCGAAATTGATACCTTCCTGGGATTCAAGTTTCACACGATCGGCGACCTGACCGAAGGCGGGCTTCCGAAAGACGGATCGAACGACCGCACGAATTTCGCCTGGCACGAAGACGCGCTAGGGCTCGCGGTTGGGCTGGATATGTCGACGCATATCGACTGGGTCGCGGAGAAAACATCGTGGTTGGTCAACACGTATTTCTCGGCGGGCGCGGTGGCGATTGACGAACTAGGCATCGTGGAAATCACGACGCGCGAAACCTAACCGTCAAATCCGCATAAGGGGCTTATTATGGCTTTCAACAAAACCGGTTTCGCGCATCTAGTCCACGGCAAGGAAGGTTTTTCGCCTGGCGTCTATAGCTATCAGAGCGACGACGCGATCGCGACGATTGCCGCGTCGGGTTACTTCGATAACGGCGCAACCGTGAACACTGGCATGCGAAACATTCTGAAGGCGGGCGACGCGATTCTGATCAAGGCGTCGGCGTCGGGTACCCATACGACGCACTGGCGCAAGGTCGCCGCCATCACGTCGGGCGTTATCACGGTCGCGGCACTGGACGCCTAAACCGAAGTCAGCAGTCGCAACGACGGCGCGGGCGCCCTTCGTGGTCCTCGCGCCGTTTGTCATGAGGGAACCGCATGGGCGCCAATACCGACATTTCGATCTGTTCGTCGGCGTTGAATTTGTTGGGCGAAGTGGCGATTGATTCGCTGGACGAAGAAACGGACGCCGCCCGTACATGCGCTCAGCTTTACGAAACGGTGAAGCTGTCGCTCATGACTGAGCACGATTGGTCCTTCACGAAGACGAAAGTCAAGCTCGCGCGCCTGGTGACGGCGCCGCTTAGCCGCTGGCGCTATCAATTCGAAATGCCGACCGATCGGCTGAGCGACGTTTACGCGCTCTATGGTTCGCCTGGTTCCGCCGCGCCGATCACGCATTACGAAGTCCAGGGCTCGAAAGTCCTCGCCGATTTCGCAGACCTCTGGCTGGACTATCAACGCAACGTCCCGGAAACCGAAATGCCGGGTTACTTCGTGCGGTTGCTGCAATACGACTGCGCCGCCGAGTTTGCAATGGCGATCACTGAACAGCCGACGGTCGCCGAGTTATGGCGGACGACCGCGCGCGGTAGCCCGAGCGAGAACGGTCGCGGCGGTTACTTCCGCGTCGCGGCGAGCGTGGACAGCAAGGGGCGTCCGAACAAGCGCATCGTGTCCGACGAATTGATCCTGGTCAGGCAGGCGTGACATGGCGCGCAATGTCCTGATTCAGTCCAGCTTCAGCGTCGGCGAAGTCGATCCGCTGGCGCGCGCCAGGCTGGACATGCAGCAGTATTACCACGGTTGCGAGCTTGGGCGTAATTGCCTGTTCCTGCCGCAAGGCGGTTTCCGTTGGCGCCCTGGGACGCTGTTCCGTTACCTGATCCCGAGCGCGGCGGCGCCGCAGAATGGCGTGCGCCTGGTGCCGTTCACCTTCAGCGTGGACGACAGCTACATGCTGCTATTTACCGACAGCCGCATGTATGTGTTCAAGCGTGGCGTTCAGATCACGAACATCAACGGTACGGGCCTTGATTACTTGGCGACCTTGATCCTGGGCGTGCGGCTGGACGAACTGACGTGGACGCAATACGCCGATACGCTAATCCTCGCGCAGAAGAACATCCCGCCGCAGCGGTTGATGCGCGGCGCGACGGATGCGGATTGGACGATCGGCGCGATTACCTTCGGCTCAATCCCGCGCTATGCGTTCACGATCACGAATACGCCCATTGCTCAGACGCTTGCGGTATCAGCGAAGACCGGTAGCGTCACGTTGACGGCGGGCGGCGGAACGCCGTTCGTGAGCGGCAACGTCGGCGACTATGTCAACGCGACGCCGTACGGACGCGCGCGCATTACCGAAGTTGCCACGTCTCCCGGCAACGTGGCGACGGCGCAAGTCGACATTGATTTCAACGCGACAAGCTATGCGGCGTCGACGTGGAGCATCGAAACCGAGTACGAACCGGTATGGTCGGTCACGCGCGGCTGGCCGCGAACCTGCGTCTTCCATGAGGGGCGGCTGTACTTCGGCGGCTCGCTCTCGCGACCGGCGACGGTATGGGGCTCGCGCGTTGGCTTCCCGTTCGAATTCAGTCCGACCAATGGCTTCGCCGACGACGCGGTTGAAAACACGATCGGGGTCGGGCGCTTCGACGCGGTCGTTGACATGCTCTCCGGGCGCGATCTGCAAGTGTTCACAACGGGCGGTGAGTACACGGTCGTACAGGGCCAGGGCGATCCGATCACGCCGGATAACTTTTTTTTCAAAAGCGCGACCGCCAACGGCGCGCGGATCGGAACACGCGTCCAGCAACTTGAAGCGGGGACGCTGTTCGTTCAGCGGCAGGGCAAGGCGATCCATGAATTCGCGTTTACCGACGTTGAGCTTTCGTACAACGCGAACAAGATCACGTTGCTTTCCAGTCATTTGCTCCGCAATCCGTCGCGCATCGCGCTTCGCCGCGCGACGTCGACCGACGAAGGCGACCTTGCCCTGGTCGTCAACGCGGGCGACGGCACGCTAGGCGCCTGGATGATGTTGCGGGCGCAGAACGTCATCGCGCCTTCCCTTTGGGACACGGACGGCGCGTTCATGGATATTGGCGTCGACATCACGGACATTTACACCGTGGTCAAGCGGCGGATCGGCGTCGCCGACGTGTACTTCCTGGAACAGTTTGACCTGACGGTTGACACGGATTGCGCGGTGATCGGCGGCGCGGGCGTTTCGTCGGCGACGCTGCCCTATGGCGGGAAAACCGTCGACCTGTTGGAAGACGGCTTTTACATGGGGCAATTCCAGCTTACGGCAGGCGGCGGGCTCACGTTCCCGCGCGCGACCGTGGTCGCGTATGAGGCAGGCTTACCCTGGACGCCGGTCGTTCGCACCATGCCCGCCGAGCCGCGCATCGCGGCGGGGACGCGGGCGGGCTTCCGCAAGCGGTTGGTTCAGGTCAATGCGATGGTCAAAGACACGTCGCACCTGACGGTCAACGGAATCGAAGTCCCGTTCCGCAAATTCGGCGCAGACATCCTGGATCAACAGATTCCCGAATTCACCGGTATGAAGCGCGTCCCCGGAATCCTGGGATGGGGCAACGAAGCGAAGATCACGCTTTCGCGCAGCGTCCCGCTTCCGGCGACCGTCGTCGGCGTCGACTATCGCATCGCCGTATGGGGCGGGACGTAATGGATTCGGCGGCGGCGCTTTCCCTCGCATCGAACGCGGCGAGCGCGGCGGGGCAGTATTCCCAGGGCCGCATCACTGGCGCGCAGTATGGGGCGCAAGCCGATATGTCCGCGCTTCAGGGCCGCGCCCAGGCGCTTCGCTACCGGCAACAGGGTAACGCGGTCCTGCGTCGCTCAATGGAAGCGCAAGCGATGGCGCGGGCGCGCGCCGCAGCGGGCGGCGCCGATCCGTTCTCCGGTAGCGCCCTATTCGCCCAACAGCGAAGCCAACGCGACGCGTCGGCGGACCTGGGACTGTTGGACGACAACGGCCAGCTTGCCTTGTGGGGCGCGAATTCCCAGGCGCAGATGTACCGCGACGCCGGTCGGCGCGCGCGCCAGGCGGGTTTGCTGGCGGGCGTGACCTCAATGGGTAAGGGCGTTGCGGATTACTACAAGCTTGGCAAGGCGCCGACGCCGCCGCTCATTCAGGAAATGGTCCCCGGTCAATTTAGCTTGGTGAATCCTCAATATGGCTGAGCTACCCGCACCGGTTACGCCGCAGACGATTCCCTGGGAAGACCTGGAAGCCTTCCTTGCGGCGTCCGCGCCCGACGAAGGCGAGCCCGAGAAAATCCACGTCGCGGGCTTCCCCCTGAAATTCATTCGGGAATTGATGGGGCATGCGAAGAAAGCCGCCCAGGACGTTCCCGCTGGCGTTATACCGCCGCCTGGCGCCGCGACGCCGCCGCCTGGGGCGATTCCCCCCGTTGGCGCCGCGACGCCGCCTACGGCCCCTGTAGCGCCAGGAACGGCCCCTGTCGCGCCGACGCCGAAACCCTACAGCGAACCGGTCCCGCAGCGGAAACAGGTCAGCCTAGAGCAGCCGCAGGCGGTCCGCGAAGCGATCACGCCGGAAGTCGCCGCCGACATCGAGCAGCGGGCGAGCCTGCAAGACGCGTTGCACCGTGGCGAATCCCTGGGGAAGCCGCCGGATCAATTTTTCAATTACCTGCGAACGGGGCTTCCCGACGACGCCAATCTGTTCCTGGACGAAACCGCGAAGGCGGCGGGCGTCACGAAACCGGTCCGCGTGACCCATGCCGAAGTGATCGCCGATCTGAAGGACATGGGTTACAAGCCGAAAGACATCGACTGGATCGTTCGCTACGGCGACAACACCGAACAGATGCGCCGCGTTGCCATGATGCGCGACGTCCTGGTGACGACGGCGAAAAAAGCGCAAGACCTGGCGAAGCAAGTCGTCGCCAATCCGGACGACATGGCACTGGCGGCGCAGTACCACCAGGCAACGACTCTGTTGGGCATGGTGAGTAAGGGCGTGAAGAACGCGCAGACCGATTACGCGCGCGCCCTGGGCGTCATGCGCGCAACGCCGGAAGGCGACGCCGCCGCGCTCGAAAGCTTCGTGTCGAACATGGGCGGGCTGGACGATGTCGTTGCCCATGCGGGCAAGCTCGCGCAACTGGACCTTGCCAACGCCCGCAACATCAAGCGTGCGGCGGACCTGGCCGATCGTTCGATGTTCAGCAAGGTGAAGGACATTTGGACGACGACTTGGATCAACGGCCTTTTGTCGTCCCCGGTTACGCATGCGAAAAACATCCTCGGCAACGAATTGTTTGCGGCGGTCCAGGTTCCCGAGCGGTTCATTGCGTCGCTGATCGGCAAGGCGCGCGGCGCCGAACCGGAAGACGCGGTCGCAATGGGCGAAGCGGTCGCGCTACTGCGCGGCGCCATTGCGGGCCAGGGGCGCGCGATCGGCGCGGCGGCGGACACGTTTCGGACCGGTCATTCCGCAACCGAAGGATCGAAGCTTGCCGATACGGGCGCGATCCAGAGCGGCGACTTCGGGAAGCACCTGGGACTGGGCGGCACCCTGGGCCGCGCCGCCGACGTATGGGGCAACTTCGTAACGCTGCCAGGTCGCGGCTTGATGACCGTTGACGAGTACCAGAAGGTACAGGCGCATAGCGCCGAGCTATACGCGCAGGCGACGCGCCGCAGCGAAATCGCCCGCGCGCAGGCGATGCGGGAAGGGAAGACCGCGCAGGACGCGGACGCGATCGCGAAGCAGACGTACCACGATACGATTGACGATCCGCCCGAAGACATCGTCGCGGCGGCGAATGGCTTTGCGCGTAATGTCACGTTCAACGAACCGCTGGCAAGCGGCACGATCGGCAAGCAACTTCAGAAGCTTTCCGAGCATAACGTCGTCGCGAAAATGTTCCTGCCCTTCGTGCGGACGCCGATCAATATCGCGCTCGAAACGCTGGAACGAACGCCCTTCGCGCCGCTCTCGAAAGGCTTCCGTGAAGACATCGCGAAGGGCGGCGTCACGCGCGACCTCGCCCTGGCACGCGCGAGCTTCGGCACGTCGGTTCTAGGGACGGCGGGCTTCTTCGCGGCGAATGGGCGGTTGACTGGCGGCGGGCCTGGCGACAAAGCCGAGCGCGACGCGTTGATCCGTTCCGGCTGGCAACCGTATTCCGTCGTCTTCAATAAAGGCGAACTGAGCGACGACCTGAAAGCGTTCCTGAACGAACGCGGCAAACTGACGAACGTCGGCGAGAAATACTATTTTTCCTTCCAGGGGCTTGAACCGATCGGCGGCATTCTCGCGGCGGCGGCGAATTACGCCGACTTCGCGAAGCATAGCGACAACGCGGACGAAGTCGAACAAGTCGGGTATGGGACGGCGCTCGCGTTGGGGCGCTATTTCATGGACACGCCTTACATGCAAGGCATGGCGGACTTCGTCAAGGCGGTAAGCGGCAACAACGGGCAGATTGACGAAGACGCGATCAAGCGCGTTTTTACGAACGTGTCGAAGACGATCGGCGGGTATGCGATCGGCGGTTCCCCGATCGGCGCGTACTCTGGCGCGCAGGCGACCGCCGAGCGGTACCTGAATCCGGAAGCGAGCGAAACCAAAGCGCAACCGGATGAACGCGGCGCAACGCGCGGGCTTACCGAAGCGTGGAATCAATACAAGTCGCGCTCGCCGTTCCTGTCCGACACGCTGCCGCAGAAAACGAACCGTTGGGGCGAGCCGATCAAGTACGGCGAAGGCGAAGCGTACGAAACCATTTCGCCGATTCGCGTGAAGGCGGGCAATCAAAAGGACGTCGATCGCCTTTGGTTGGAATACGACCTACCTGGCGGACAGCCGCCTGACACGATGTCGTTCCCCGAGAATCCGCTTTACAAGGGACTGGAAATCAACCTGCCGACCGAAGCCTTCAACGAACTGAAACACTTGTACGCGACGTCGCCATTCTTCGGCGGGAAGAACGTCCAGGAAAAGCTAGTCGAAGTCGCGAATTCGTCCGCCTTCAAGCGCATGACCTTTCTACAGCAACAGAACGAACTGAAGCGGATCGACTCGGCGGCAATGACTGCGGCGCGGAAAATCCTGCGTTCCGAAAGTATCTACGCGAAGGACATCGCCGACGCGTTCCAGAGGAAGTATGACGTCGCGCAAGACCTGGGCGCGCGATCGAACGCAGTACGGGAAGCGCAGTAATGGCGCAATACAAAGACCTTCCGACCTATAACCGTCCCGGCATTCAAACCGGTGAGATACCCGGATACAACTATGCCGACATGCAGGAAGCGCATCGCCTGGAGCGCGCGCAGACGACCGCGTTCGACGCGCTAACGACCTGGGCATACGACAAGGCGACGAAACACGCGATCGCTGAAGGCGAGCAATACGCCGCTCAGAATCCGGTCACGTCGCGGCAACTTACGGACGGCACGGCGCAGGTAGCCGACAAGGGCACGTACTTCGGCGACGCCGCGCGCAAGCTGCAAATTGAAGGGCTCGCGACCGACGTCGGGATCGAAGCGACAAGCCGCATGAACGAATTCGGGCTCCGCGCGAAGGCGGGCGACATCGACATCCCGAACGCGGAACGCGGAATCAAAGACATCATCGACGGTTACGCTGCGAGCCTGGGGCAGATTGATCCGCACGCATCGAACCGCTTCCGCGCCGCCGCGTCGACGCACGGCAATTCGCTGTTGATGGGCATGCGCGAAGCGGCGGCGAAGCGGGCCGAAGGCGCGCAGAAAGTCGTCATTGAAAACTGGCTTGCCGACGTAGTCCCTTCCCAGGTCCGCGCGCATATCGAAGCGGGCGAAACGGTTGATCCGGAAACGGGCGCGTCGATTTCGCCGACGCAGCGGATCGCGCTCATGCGCGCGCAGATGGTTGAGGCGGTCACGCGAACCGGTGATCCCGAATTCGCGCGCGTGGCGCGGCGCATATTCGAAGACGCGGTCAACAAAGCGCGTAAGGACACGCTGGAAGGTTACGTCCTGAGCGAAGAATTCAGTCGCGGCGGTCCGCTTGCGGCATATGACCGGATGATGAAGGGCGACCTGGGGCGTTATACGAACCTCTGGAAGAACGACATTGACGAGAACGTTCGCGAATCGACGCGCCAGCATTACATGAAGTCGCACGGCGAGCGTCATCAACTGACCGAGCAACAGCGTAAGGACGATGAGCGGTCGCTGAAGACCGAGCTTGACAACATGCTCATCAAATTCTGGCCCATGCCGGAAGGTCCGGCGAAGCGCGCGCTCGCGGCTCAGATTGCCGAAAAAGGCAAAACCGTTCTGTCGTTCGATCAAATTCATACGCTACTGAAAAAGCCCGCCGACGAAGGGCACAAGGAACCGAAAGACAATTACGACGTTGAGCGTCAACTAGATTACCTGCGCGAGCGAAGCGGCGTAGCGAACGTCGCGGAACTGGCGCGGTTGGTTCCTGGGGCGACGCCGCGACAGCTTGCGAAACAACAGGACTTGATTATCAGTGCCGACAATCGGCGCCTTGAGCGTGAAGTGAAAACGCAAGCGGGGATTCCGGACGGCCTGGTGCAATGGTCGGGCGACAACTATCGGCGCAAGGCGCTTCTGGATC